GTCACAATCCACTCCTGTCGGGTTTTGGCGCATCAGCCTTCAGCTGATTCGTACGCCGCCTGCTGGGAATGGTGTGGCTTCTTCTTCGAACCGCGTGAATAGGGTAAAGGTGGGGTTTCACTTGCCCGTGTTGGAAACGCTTGGGACTAACGACGCTGGCATTACGCCTCCGCCGACGGTCTCTTACGTCAACCGGTGCACGTGTGACTTCATTCTCCCTGAGCGGGACACCTTGCAGAATCGAAAGGATATCCGCAAGATGTTCGCTCTCCTCCTTGCCGACACTCAAGTCGTTGGCATGGTCGAGACTCTCCAAAACGTGTACTAAGTACTCAAGGAGCGCTCCATGTTACACACGGGTTCTTACCCGATAGACGAGGTTTTCTTCGCCTTGTGCAAGCATGTTAACACGCCGATCTCTCTATCCTTATGGCTTAGGTTCAAGTATGCTCCTCAAGAGCTTCTTGACTTTAGCTTGCCGATAGGGGATTATCTAGAGTACGACAGAGAGAAGTTTGCCGGTGATTATCTTTGTTCCGAGTACCTGTCTAAGTACAAGGGACATAAAGTTAATATCGACGTTGCTTCTGTCGCCCTCGAGAAGTTCGACGCTTCCGAGATGATTTGCAGAGAAACTAATGTCCGAATCAAAGAGTTTCGCTCCAAGGCTTCAGATCCTTGGGTCTCTGCACGGATATTCCGTGCGAAGAATAAAATAGCTAAACTTCTAGGACCGGCTAGTATTCATTGCATTTCTCCGTACTTTGGGTGGAGTCCCGGGGCTACCTTCGACCGAAAACGTCGAGAGGCCCATGTGGATGAGAAAATGACGGCAGCTCCTATCACAGTTAGCGGAAGAGCTCTCGAGTTATTGGAGAGCGTCATCCGATATGATCTTCACTGGTCATATGCCTTACTTGGTCAATTTCCAGAGGGCGATTGGAGGATTAGTCCTTCGGTCTTCTCTGTTGTTGACTCTTGTAGGATCACAACTGTGCCAAAGTCCTCTAAGACTGATCGCGTAATCGCGATCGAACCTACTGGTAACATCTACCTCCAGAAAGGAGTGGGAGGTTATTTTCGTAGGTGTCTTAAGAGGCGTGGTATCGACCTTGACAATCAAGCAGTTAATCAAGGGCTCGCCGCATTGGCAGCTCGCGATAACTTGGCCACTTTAGATCTTAAAGCGGCGTCTGATACCGTGAGCAGGGAACTCGTTTACGAGCTCCTGCCCCCTGACTGGGCGTTCTTACTCGACGCTCTCCGAAGCCATACGGCACTCATGCCGGATGGATCGAAGGTCAGGCTCGAAAAGTGGTCGTCCATGGGTAATGGATACACCTTCGAGTTGGAGTCACTAATCTTCTGGGCGCTATGTGATAGTGTCCGAGAAGACGTGATGCCAGGGGGAGTCCTTTCGGTTTACGGGGACGACCTCATTGTTTCATCGACGTATGCCACTCGAGTAATCGAGTTACTACAATTCTGTGGATTCTCAGTGAATAGCGATAAAACGCATATCACTGGGCTTTTCTACGAGTCTTGTGGAAGGCACTATTTCAATGATTCAGAAGTCACCCCTTGCTACCAAAAGGAGATCTTCACGAAAGAAGCTGAATTTATTCGAGCTCATAATCGGCTCGTCCGATGGGCGAGTCGCGTGGGTCAAGATCCTAAGGATCTTGCTCCTGCTTCTCGCCTTCGGCGCGA